ATTGCCGACCTTACCGGAGATCCTTTTCCCCGGCCAGCTGTTATAAACAAGATTCTGGCTAGGGTAGAAGAGGAACTTGAATGCACTGATTGTCACGATAGTGCATCCATATTACAACTTATTTCTAAGGTTTACGTAGTCGAACATGACCCCTCGTTGTTTGATAGCGCCCAAGAAGCCTACAACAAGTTTAAGACATACTTAACAGAACGATACAATTCCTTACCTCAGATAGCAAAGGATATCGTAACTTATGGTGCCGCTGCTGTTCCTATTTTAACAGCTACCTACATGTTGTATTCCTCGCTCAGTTCACCTTCAGCTGACGCACAGGAATATTCTGGTAAGTCCCAAAAAGAAAACACCTCAAAACAAAATAGACCCAAACCAAGATCTACAAAAGAGTTGAAGTCGCTCCGCACCGCTGCCGTGCTACCTCAAGCGTTGCTGGAAAGTCAGGCCAATGTAGATCAAAACAACTTGGATATCGTGCAAAAAGTTATCAAGAGAAACACGTATTCACTAGTTTTCCCTGGAGCATCAGCTCCTATCGGTTCTATCCTGTTCGTTAAAGGAAGAATTGCTCTTATGCCCCGACATTTCATAACTAGAGCTGATATTAGAGTCCAAGAAGACCAAAGCTGCGCCACTGCTATGGTGCGTATGCTTAAGTCGTTATCTGATGTTCAGTTTAAGGTTGAAATGCGAGATTTGTTTAATATAGTCTCGGATGTCGGTTTAGAGAGCTTAGATTTAGTTTGCGTAGAGTTCCCCATGCACGTTCCTAACCATGCTGACATTACCAAGTACTTCATCTCCCGAAGTGAACTTGCAAAAGTGAAGCTACCCGATTTTAGATTGGTCATTCCCCGTAAAGACGGTACGACCAGTTGGATTGGTAAAGCTGAGCGAGTAGATTCCATTCATGTCCGTGGTGATCATCCTTATGTCATCCAAAAAGCTTTTCGTTATCGTGCTCCTACCGGTGATGGAGATTGTGGTGGTTTATTTACCCTTATGAACCCCTATATTCCCAATAAGTAGATCTGCGGTATCCACACAGCGGGTCTTCAAGCTTTAGTATGAGGTATCGCTTGCGTTATTCCCTCAGAAGACATTACTACATGTTTGGAAGATGTTCCTT